TCTTACAGACGAGGTTACGCAGTCTCAAATTCTTGAACGTTATGTTAAGACTCAAATTATGGTTCCTAATGAGGCACGTGAAGCTCTTGGTCTGCCACAGCGTCCAGATGGCGATGAGCCATTTGAGATGTCTCCACGACAGGCTACAGACGCTAGAGCTAATCTAGCAGACAATCGCCAAAGAGATACAGAGCGTATGAACAATCAATCAGATGGTCCAGCAACAACTTCTGGAAGAAATCCTCAAGGTGAGGGAAATTCTTCAGAATAATCTGATATAATAGTTTCTTATACAAATATAACAATTTAATAAAAACGTACATTATAATTAAGGTAGTATGACTATATCAAAGGCTCAGTGGGATACAGAGGGGGACAACGTTCGTCTCTCAATGCCCTTTAGTAAGGTAGATCAGGAACGACGTATCGTTTCTGGATTTGCCACACTTGACAACGTTGATAAGCAGTCTGACATTGTTACCACAGAGGCATCTCTAAGGGCATTCGCTAAGTTCCGTGGCAATATCCGTGAAATGCACCAGCCAATATCTGTTGGCAAGATGGTGTCTTTTAAAGAAGATAAGTATTTCGATTCAGAGACTAAGAAGTTTTACACAGGCGTTTATGTTTCTGCATATGTTTCAAAGGGTGCTCAGGATACTTGGGAAAAGGTCCTGGATGGCACCCTTTCTGGCTTTTCTATTGGTGGCCGTATGAATAAGTACGAAGATGCTTATGATGAAAAGATGGATAAGACTGTCCGCATTATTAAGGAATACGACCTTATTGAGCTATCCCTTGTAGATAATCCAGCAAATCAGTTTGCTAATATTCTTTCTGTACAAAAGGTTGATGGCGTAGATGTGATTAAGGGCGAAACCCTAGACACTGAATTTGAAAACGTGTTCTGGGATAGTTCAAACGGTATCGTAAAGGTATCAGATTCAGACGTAGAGGTAAGCCCTATTGATGGCACTCCGATGAAGAATATTGGTTTCGTTGAAAAGAATGACAACGAGAAAACAGAAATGATAAAGTTCTTAGTTGATAGTGCTAAAGGCATTAATCTTTCTAAGATGACGAAGGAGGAAGATCCTATGAACGAAACAACTGAAGATGTCGTTAAGAACGATGATGTAGTTGAAGAAGCAAAGGTCGCTCCAGAGGCAGATACTGCAACCGAAGATACAGTAGAAAAGTCTTATTCTGAGGACAAGACCATGGAAGAGGAGTCTAAGACTGAAAAGTCTGGACACGCCATGGACGAGGAAGAGAAGAAGTCTGACGACATGGATGAGGACGATGAGGAAACTCTAAAGGCCGATGACATGAAGGAAGAGGACGAGGCTGTAAAGGAAGAAGTATCTAAGTCAGAGGATATCGTTGCATCAGCAGTAGCTGAAATTCGTGACGGTATCGCAACAGCCTTTAGCGATCTAACATCAGTAGTAAAGTCACTAAATGACGAAGTTGCTGAACTAAAGAAGTCCCTCGGCATGGTTAACGCCAAGCTAAATGATGCTGAGAGTGATTTCAACAATATTGGAAAGCGTATTGATGCCGTAGAGGCAGATACAGCTTTCCGTAAGTCTGGCGATCTAGGCGAGATCGTACAGGAACAGCCTGCAAAGCAGGTTGAAAAATCCCTATGGGGCGGACGTTTCCTCAAAACTGCCGACTTATTTAATTAAGACACATATCACTTAGGAGGTGACAATATGTCGGAAGAGATTATCAAAAACCAGCCAGGAGAATCTGGCGAACTAGGTGGCACAGCTCCTGGTCTTTACCAAGGTCAGGGTGCATTTGCATCTGGTGGCATTGGTGGTGTAACAGAGCCAGGTGCTAACACACTTGGAAACATCCCAAATGCTGAATACGGTCTAACAACTGGACCAAACTCTGTAAATCCTTCGGGTGATGCAGGCAGTGGTATTCTACGCCCTGAACAGGCACGTCGTTTTATTGACTACGTATGGGATGCAACTGTACTCGCCAAGGACGGTCGTCGTGTAACTATGCGAGCGAACACTATGGAGCTAGAGAAGGTGAACGTTGGTGAGCGTGTTATCCGTGCAGCTGCTCAGGCTGTTGGTAACTACGAGAACACTGGTGCTCAGTTCTCTAAGGTTGAGCTATCAACCAAGAAGCTACGTCTCGACTGGGAGGTCTCAGCTGAGGCTCTCGAAGATGGTATTGAGGGTGCAGCCCTTGAAGACCACCTAGTCCGTTTGATGACAAATGCATTTGCAAATGACATCGAAGATCTAGCGATCAACGGAACTGGAACAGGCAACGACGCATTCTTGTCAATCATGAACGGTTTTGTAAACCGTGTCACGACTAACGGAGATGCACACGAAGCTGTTGTTACAGTAGCAGACAACGCATGGACACCAGAGGTAATGCAGCAGATTATTCTTGCAATGCCACGTAAGTACCGTGCAATCAAGTCTAACCTGAAGTTCTACGCAGGTACAGACGCTTTCCAGGGCATCGTTAAGAACAACGGTACCCTATCTGACGCTATTGCTGAGGCACTAGGCAAGAATGGTAACACCCAGGCTAACACCCAGGCTTACCTAGATGGCCAGGGCCAGACATTCGGTGGTGCTCGCACTACCCGTGTTCTAGGCATTGATGTTCAGGAAGTTCCTTACTACCCTGAGGGCTATGTCGACTTGACATTCCCACAGAACCGTGTATGGGGATTCCAGCGTGACATCACTGTAAACCGTCAGTACCAGCCAAAGAAGGACACCATTGAATACACAGTATTCGTCCGCTTTGGTGTACAGTGGGAAGAAGAGGACGCAATTGCGTTCGCTGATGCTGCTGCAGATGACTAATCTGTAACAAAAACCATTGAGGGGGCAGGGGCATCTAGCCTCTGCCCTCTTCTTCATTAATCTGTTATAATTATGAATGACAAAGGAGAATATTATGTCTGAAGAAATCAAGAACGAAGACGTTATCGAAGAGACTCCAGTTATTCCTGCAATGCTTCAGGAAGGTGAGCCAGTTATTCCAGCCGAAAAGGTAGAGGAATTTAAGGCTGTTATCGAAGAAATTATTGCAAAGAATGCTGAAGAGACTGTCGTTGAGCCAGTAGTTGAAGATGTTAAGCCAGTAGAGGCTGAAGAACCTAAGAATGTTATTTCTTCTGGTAGCCAGAACCCTGGCAAGCCAGCTGAAGAAGTAGCAGGAATTACATCTGTAGAAAACGGTGTTATTGGCACTGGAAAGGTGGCAAGGAAGCCAAAGGCAGCACCAGTAAAGGAAGCTGCTAAGGAAGAGAAGGTTGCCCTACACTCTACCAAGAATGTAACTTGGAGTGGCGTTGGTAAGGTTTACCGTGGCTACAACATTGTTACAAAGGCTGCAGCTGACAAGTGGTTGACTCGTGATCACGTACGACTAGCAACACCAGAAGAGGTTGCTAAGGAGTTCGGCCAGTAAAATGGAAATATTGAGGGTTCCGCCATATCCAGTTCAGGCGGTATTAGAAGTTGGTGCCCCAGCAGGCACATATGAATATACCGTTATAGATATGGCGGACCTCTCCATAACCACAGGAAGCGTTATATCTTCAAACCAGTCTAAGGTAACTATTAACCTACCTTCTGACTATGATAACGATTACACCATTGAGATAGATGGTGAAGAGCATCTGGTGACCGTTGTTAGGCCATATGTAGATGCCAATACAAAAGGAACTACTGCTAGCGAAATAGCAGACTACAAGAAGCATGAAGAGCTTGCTAGAGCCATCATAGACTCTGTAGTAACTGATGGATTTTATTATAAAAAGGGTACTCACGATACCGTTGGTCTTGGTGCAGATATCCTTCCAATATGGCCAGATCTAAGGCAGATTATAGCTATTTATGAAAACAATGCTCTTGTCTTTGAAACAGAGAATGCAGAAGATTATTCTGTTCAGTACGAGCTAAATAAGCTTGGAATTCAGCAGAAGTATGCTGGCGTAATTGATCGAAGTGAGTCAGCACCAAACATGCTACCAGCAGGTGGATCAGACATGCTAGATTTAAACTTCGTATATCGTGGTTTTCCAAAGGGATTTGACTATAAGGTAGTTGGCCTATTTGGATACAAAAAGCTTCCATCAGAAATTGTTAGGGCAACAGAGCTGTTGATTGATGATATTGCTTGTGGCAAGCTAGATTATTACAAGAGATATATCTCTGACTACAACACTGATCAGTTTAAGATTAAGTTTGATCCAGGAGTTTTTGAGGGAACAGGAAACATTTTGGTTGACAAGATACTATCTAAGTATCTTAAGCCAATCATAACACTTGGGGTGCTATAAATGGCATGTGGCGATAAGACAGATTTTATGTTCCCAATGGAGGCAGATGTCTACCATCCAATTGTTGAGCAGGGTGCTCTAGGTAACGTAAAGAAAACTTGGGTATTGGATCGCACAATCGCTTGTAGCCTAAACTCTGCTGGAGCAGCTTTAAAAGAAGATGTCAAGCCAAATGTTAATATTACACAAGAAGGCCTGTTGATAGGTCGTGTAAGAGATGAC